ATACAGCGAAAGTGGCAAGAAGCCGCGCGGTGTTGGGAGCCAGATCTCGTCACCAATCTTACCCACCCCGTCCTGGCCACGCTCACGAAGGGCATCGTTCAGGCGGAGCCAAGGCATACCGGCAAGTGCAGCTCGGTAGTACGGCGTAATGACCTCCTTAGAGGCCCGGCCGAGATCGGTGTAGGTAAATCGGAGGTTTTCGTCGTAACGCCAGACAATTTCTCGCGTTAGGTACTCGGCAATAAGGTCGAGGAGCGGGGTGATGCCGACGTCCTGTGTGAATGCGGCGCCAACCTCGGCGCTTGCCCGATTGACGTCCATTGTGATGCCGATGTCTTGTGGCTGCACGCCGAATACTGCACAGATCTTACGGGCCAGATAGATTTGCCATTCCATGAACTGCATGTCTCGGTTTGACGGCGCAAGTGGAATCCACTGCATCTGCTTGCCACCACCCGTAATGGCGACTTGGCTGCGCCCAGCAATCTCCGCGTCCCAGTAGGACTTAAATGCGTCAACCTGATCCGGGCGAATACCCTCACCGAGGTGAAGTATTCCCGGAGGGGCCGCCTGAGTCACGGACCGCGAGTTGTATTGGGCCGCAGCCATGTCGGAGTCAATTGTCGAGGCCAGAACCTCGAGCGGGGACAAGCCAAGTGGCGAGTAGGTCATCGGGTTCGCCTGGATAACAACAAGCTCATCGTTCAGGTACTTCGAAACGACCTTCCCGGAGCTGTCGTATTGGTAGTAGCGCGGCTTATCTGAATCAGTCCCATCCCACGACGGGTCAAAACGGATAGATCCTCCGTCAATTGGCCAAAGATTAGCGATTGGGTCACGTCGGATTCCAAGGCGAGCACCTGCCGTAGGCTCAACTTCAATGGCGCCGATGTCAAGCGTCAAAAGATCTTCGATCACTGGCTCGATGAATGAGCGGAAAGAGTCCCTTCGCGTGTTTGGATGACGGAACAAATACTTGATGCGCTTTACGGTTAGATGATCTACTGGTGTCTCGCCGTCAAGCGAAACGATGTCCCACTGTGCTCGGCTAACCTGCGTGCGACGTAGATTGATTGCGGCCCGAATCCATGGATTTTCGCGCGCCCATCGTCGAAGCTGCTTTACAGAACGCTTACCATTATTGTCAATCTGAGAAGCGCCGCGCGTATACGGGGAATTGTCCCAGTTGGGCAGCATCTCGTCGGGGAAGTTCTTGACAGTCTCGTTGCCGCCCCTGCCAAGGATACGGTCAAGTATCGATCGATCTTCGGCCACTTATCTTCTCCCTCTAATGGAGGACCTGACGGCCCCCCAGATGGTTGTTTCCTGCATTTCCCCAGAGATTACTTTTCTTGTCTGTTCTAATGTTAGCGCAACCCTGCGGACTGAACCGTCATACGATATTGCTCTCATGCACGGATAATTCTGCCAGTATCTCGGGACGGCAAATCGCCCGTCAGCAAAATCTACCACGACAGTCGATGTTATGTCAGGTGTCAATCCTCTACCTCGTTATTGTCCTCTCCTGGCAAGACGATTTCATTGTCTTCGTCCTTATCAAGCTCCCAGACGTGCCTTGCATAAGCTCGCTGCTGGGGAACGCTCCTCCGAAGCCTGTGCAGCAGTTTATAGCAGTCAGAACAGACTGCGTATCTTTTTTGCCCCTTGGCCCTTGGAACCAGTGGCTCTGGAACAAGGACGGTCTCGATGTGATGCTCTCCACTCATAATGAAGCAAAGCGCGCATCGAGGGTGGGCCCTTTGTATTAGCTCGTATCTCTTAACAAGGGGCTCAAAAGTCTTTTGTAGTCTAGCCAGCTCTTTGTACCCGCGCTTTAGTTCGGATGCAGTTTCCTGAAGCTGCTGGCACGTTGGGCACTTTTTAGACGGCTCATCCGCCGACACCTCGGATATCTCGGTCTCCGGCCCAGGGGCGAATTCGCTGTCAGTATCCATGGCATTATTATACGGTATAAAGGACTAATACCCACCCTAACGGGCTAAATAGGTGACTAATAGGGTCTTAATATGTGTAAACTATGCAGAAATGTGGTTAAATACCACGTAGAAATTGTTCTGTTGACTAGTCAATAGAACAGTCATACAATCCTAGGGCTAGGGGCTATGCCCAGGGGAGGATGTCTTGGATTTCAAGCTTTACACCAACGCCCTAAAGGTACGGGAGACCGACAACGGGGACCTATACGTCTCCGGGACTACGTCATCCACGATTAGGGATCGACAAGGTGATGAGATCACTCTTGATGCTATCAAGTCAATGGCGGATACGGCAAAGCAGAATATGACCGTGTTCCTCAACCATAACTACAACGTCCCTGAGGACCTCTTTGGTTCTGTTACCGACGCACGAATTGTTAAGCGTCTCGACGCTGACACCGGCCTAGACGTCTACGATCTTGATATTGACATTAAGGTTTGCCCTGAAGATGAGAACCCAGCAGCCATGCAGGCCTATAAGGCCATCAAGCGTGGCGTAAAGCTGGGAATGTCGATTGGCGCTCGCGTGGAGAAGGTCTCCAAGCGAAAGGACTCTAGTGGCTTGGATACATACGTTATAGAGAAGGTCAACCTTCTTGAGTCTAGCATCGTCGGCATTCCGGCGAACCAGAGGTCCTATCTCCAGAACGCACTCAAGAGCCTCAGAAGCGCCGATCAGGCTGGTGAGCTTGGTGACGCCCTGAAGGCTGGGGGCGTAGAGGGTGACTCTGAGAAGAGTGCCATGAGTGATTCTGTTACCCACGAAGCCGACGGGTCGTACGAGGCTTCTGGGGCGGATGTTATCGGCGGGGAGCCTAGTGCTAATCCGTCTACAGAAGAGATCGCACCGGCTCCCGAAGAGGCCGCCAGTGCAGGAAATGAGGTAGAAAACGTGAGCGATACGCTTGAAAAGGCAACCCGTGTCACGGTAACTGTTTCCGGCCAGGACGGGAAGGAGCGCGAGCTTCCAATCCCTGCGTCCTCAGTGCCAGAGCCAGTGATCGAAGAGAAGGGCGCCATGCCAGTCGCTGATCGACTTAAGAATGTTGTCGGCGAGCTCGATTCAGTTAAGTCTGAAGAGGCAAACGAAGATCGAGCGAAGTACATTGAGTATGCTGCTGGGTGGGTGCAGGCCTATCTAGAGTATGAGGCTGCACCAGCGGCCGAATCGGTCGAGGCCGGAATTGTCGATGAGACGACGAAGTCCCTTGATCATCACGTAGAGGCTACAGAGACGCCCGCCGAAGAGGCGGATCTCGCCGTGGTCGCTGAAGAGGCTGTTGCTTCCGTTCCCGCAGAGGAGGTAGTGGTGGAAAATACCGCCGCGACCGAACTCTTGGAGGAGAAGGAGCAGCTTGAGAAGGACCTCGAGCATGCGGTGAAGCTTTTGGAGCTTGCTCTAAAGTCACCAGCTGGCCGAAAGTCAATACTTACGGATGTACCGGCGAAGAAGGGGATTGATGCCCCTTGGTTGAGCCCGTATATTCAGGCTATTTTGGAGAAGAAATAAATGTCTGAGATTCGAGAGAAGCTCGAGGGCCTGGAGAAGGAACTCGAGGGCCTTAATGCGGCCCCTGCAGGTGTTGTCGGCAAGGACGACGCACAGGCAGACTCGTTCGATTCCGTGAGCGCCCTTGTCGCACAGCGCGAGCTGCGCGAGAAGTTCGTTTCGATGGACTCGAACGATGTAAAGAAGATGCTTGACGTCCAGGCTGGTAAGCAGTCCGGTCGACAGGCCAGTGACGATGTTCTCAACCGCCTTGCGGTTGCTAACCCGAACATTGCCAAGGTGCTCGATGCTAGCGGCGGCGCTGCGCTTATCCGCCAGGACCTCGAGCCAATGCTCTACGCGCTGTTCGTAAAGCGATTCCCGTTCTTTGACCGCATCCGCAAGGAAGGCGCCAACGGACTTGTTCACGCTTACAATCAGCAGACCGCTTACGGCGATGCAGCGTTCATGACTGAAGCTGGCACGGTGACGGATGACACCAACACCTATGCCCGCCAGACCACGAACGTTGCGGTCCTTGCGACCCGCCGTGGTATCACCCTCAAGTCGCAGTTTGCGATCACGCAGGGTGGTGCTGGGTTTGACGGCCTTGCCACCGAGCTTTCGGGCGGCGTGACGGCAATTGCCCACAAGCTCCAGAAGACCCTCTTCCAGGGTAACGCTTCGTCCTCGACCGGTACTGCCGGTGTAGAGCTCGGCGCGTACGATGCGAACGGCTTCGACGGCCTTCGCAAGGTTCTTGGTTCGGCCGCTGCTGCTGGCAACCCAATTACGACGAAGGGAACTTCGACGTACACGGCTGCCATCAACGACACCGTTGCCTCGATCCTGAACAACGGCGGCAACCCATCGGCGATCATTCTTTCGCCTACGGATGCTGCTGCTTACCAGAACGAGCTGACGAACCTTATCCGTTATCCGGGTGCTGGTGAAGTCGGCCAGGCTGGTCTTGGCTTCGGGTCAGTCGTGACCCCAGCCGGTGCACTTCCGCTCCTCGCCGTTCCTGGCGACTCGATCGGCTCGTACACCGTTTCTAGCGTCAACCTCCGCGACATGTATGTCGTCGACGAGGACACCTGGTCGATGCCTTACCTCGGTTCGGACTCGATCACGACCCTTGAGATCCCTGTTGGTGTGGGTGGCGCGCTGACCCGGCTCTATATCATGTTTGTGATGTACGGCTTGGCTGCTAAGGCTCCTCAGTTCAACGGCAAGATCCGCGTCGCTGTCTGATCTAGATAGAGACTAAGGTCTGAGAATGGGGCGAGTGGGCTTAGGCTCGCTCGCCTCGTTCTTTTAGAGGAGAAAATATGGTAAAGATTGTTAACGACGTAAAGCTAGTATCGGAGCCGGTTGCTGAGGAAGCCCCGGTCGAAGAGGCAGTTCTTGTTTCTCTCGACGAGGCGGTTCTTGTTCCGGAGGCACCGGCCGAAGAGCCAGTGCTAACTCCAAAGGAAGAGAAAAAGGTTGAGAAATTTGTCAAGGCGTCAATCGCAACAGCGAAGAGCGTCGACCCAGATTCTCGATGGCGAGTTAAGTACACGGAAGCGACTTCCCTTCACATAGGGGATGGCGTTTTTATTCGGTTCGTTGACGGCTACGCTGCCGTCAGGGGATCTGAGCTCGAATCTGCCCAGGCTGCTGGCGCAGAGATTGTCGAGAAGCTATAACGTGGGGGCCGCCGTAGAAGCCGAGAAATCGGTATAAACTACGGCGGTCAGCCACAATAGACACATGAACAAGATAAAGCTCTCCCTTCCGACCGCCTCGACCCTGGTTGGGTCGGGCTCCACACGCATTCAGTTTGGACGGGCAGACACCTCGGCTCAGGCAACATCACTTAGCGGCACCTGGGAAATTCTCCCAACGCTCTTGTCCCTGAACGCATCGATTACCTCCTACACGTACCGGGACGATACCGGCTTCCCTGGCCAATGGTACAACTGGCGATCATATAACCCAACGAGCAACACCTACGGTTCGTGGCAAGCGTCCCCAATTCAGGGGAAGAACCTTGGGTATCTCACCGTCGACGAGTTCAAGGATTACGAGATGGCGTCCCTGATGAATCCGGACGGAAGCACCGTAAGCGATGACCAGATCGAAAGCCACATCCGCATTGCCAGCAAGGTGATCGACGGCTTCTGCGGCCAGACCTTTGGACTCCAACGCGCAACTGAGAAGCACAATTATCGTCAAGATACCCGCCGGGTTTATCCAAACAACCGACCAGTCGTATCCGTTCAGGGCATGGATGTCTGGGTAACAACTGGACAGAAGGCGACATTCCAGCTGACCGATCTTTTCGTTAACTACACGGCCGGATACGTTGAGGTTACGTCTCTTGCCTCAGTTACATACTCGCTGTTTCCTGCAATAGTTAACATGGGGCTTATTGTCCCTGTCGCCGAAATCACTTATACCTACGGATTTGCTACCCCTCCTGACGACATCAAGGACGCAACCGCCATCATCACAACCGAATCTCTTGGCCTTGCAAGCCTTGCCAAGCAGGGATTTGCCGGGGTTGCCAGCGCAGATATTGGGGACATTAGTATCAGGACCTCACGCCCAGTGCGAGAGATTCATGGCGGAAGCATACCCCCACAGGCTATCGGTCTACTTGAGGGGTATAGAAACACGACGCTTCGATGATACCTGCCCTTAATTTGAAGGCAACTCTCCGTAGGGAAACAAACACTGGGCATGCTGCCGACGGCAGCCCAACCAAGAATCAGGTTTTCGTTTGGTCCAACATGCCGTGCTTTCTTGATGAAAACAAGGTTGACTTCGAGCAAGGCTCGACCAGTGCTCGGATGGAGACCGAATACACGATAAAGCTACCGTGGCTTGTTGGCGACAGGCTCCCACGTGTTTCCGATGTGATCATCATTGATAACGTCGAGCACAGGGTCCATGAAGTGCGCACGGCGCCGATCTTTTCTCACCATGTGACAGTTACTGCGTACAGGGTGGCACGACGTGGAGTTTAGGGCAGAGATAAACTCCACATCGCTAGATAAGTTTGTAAATAGCGTCAATAGCAGGCGCCACAATACCGAACTCTCACTGATGATGGAGCAGCTTATTGACAACGAAATATTCTTTGCGCTGCGCCAGGACTTTGAGCGAACGCGCCGGAAAGGTGACTTCTCTCCTGGTGGCGGTACGCCGGTGAAGAGCGGTAGGCTCCAGCGAAGTCTTACGACCGATGGGAGGAGTAGCGTCGGCGGGGTCCAGAGGCGGCTGGGAAGGGTTACTATAAAGTTTGGAACCACACTGACCTATGCTCCAAAGGTCGAGCGCAAGTACCGCTTTATGGAATTTACTTTCCAGAAAGTTGGGCTTGCTGCGCTAAATAAAGTGAAGCGCGGACTCCCTTCCAGAATCCGCGCTGCACTTCGTAGGGCTGGCGTCAGCTAACGCAACGCAAGACCTTCAGATCGTCCCAGCCGTACTCGCTGACGGTAAACGTCAGGAGCCCCGGAGCTGAATGGACGCCAGCAGTTTCAGTAAACCACTGTGAGCCGCCGTCGAGTGAAGGAGCCTGGATATGTGTCCGCACACCCTCGGTCAAAACCGAAAGGTGATGATAGTGGCCGGTGACAAGAATCGTCGAATCGCCGATCTTCCTCATCCCATAGGCCTGATCCTTGAGCCACGCCTTGATCTTCGCAGAGGCAGTAGCGCCGCTACGTCGTGCCTGGTGGCCGTGTGCGATGCCAAGAATGTTCCCGTGAATGTTCAGGGTAAGCGTCAGCTCATTGCTTGGCAGAACAAAGCTGACGTGGCCGTACGCCTCTGGGTTGGCGGAGACGATTTCGGCGACTTGCTCAAAAATAGCAACGTCGTCGTTGTCGCCAAACGTTGTATACGCCTGTCCACCACGGCGGTTTTCCCCGTGATTCCCAGGAACCGCAGCAACAATAACCTTCGGGGCAAACTTAGCCCACGAAGTAAGCGCCTTTACAATGAGGCGTCGGACAACCTTTACCTGCTCTCGCCTGTCAAGATCGTTCTGGAACGTTTGCATTGCGTAATGCCCATCGCAGGACTCAACAAGGTCACCAAGTCCGAGCACGACAAGTCGGTCGAGCTTTCGACCAGACTTCGCAAGCTCTTTCCATCGGGCCTCAACCTCGTCAATTCCAGCAAGGAACCTCTTAACGATACCGGCAGAACCGCCGCCTTCGCCTTTACCAATTTGGAGGTCTGAGATACCAACTACAAGCGCAGTGTCTCCAGCAAAAGCTGAGACCTTTCCCGGCTTGTGCTTCTTAATCTCATCGATCAGCTCATTGAGGTCGACGCCGCGCTCGACGCCCTTCCGGATAACCTTTCCCTTCCACTGGCGATTAGGTACGCCTTCTGGGTTGCCCCAGACGTTGAAGAGAATTGGCTCAACTACTTCAAAGTGATCAGGGTCAAGACCCCAAACCTTAAGAACGGCTGACCAATCTGCGGCCTGATCAAGTGGACCGCCCGTAGTCGTGACAGTTCCCTCGTTGCCGTTCCATGTAATCCCTGGCTCCCAGCCCTCTGGGTGCTGGCGGCGCGGTCGCTTCGTTTCTTCCATGTCGCGTTGCACCGATTTGATTTCATCAAGTATGTCGCTCATTATTCGCACCTGCATTCCTTCCGGCGATGGCGTGCGATGGTGTGCGACTTGCAGTCGAACCCCTGCTTGCCAAGCCACTTCGCAATGGCGCCAGACTGGATGTCTGTATCCGTCATGGCGGCATTAAGTGCCTTTGCCTGGTCCCCGCTAACGGACCTCAACACGATGCCCACGCTACAAGCTGGGCCTTTTCGTGGAGAAGATTGCCGAATCTCCTCAAGCATTTCCTGCACTGTCATTGTGCTCTCCTTCTGCTAAAGCCATTTCGGCCTTCGGTATCGTATCAGACATATCGACAGATTGCCACACAAGTTCACGGATAGAACCGCTCGCATTACAAGCAGATGGATAAATGTATTAAAAGATTTGTCGCTGTGCGATACTTGCATTGCGTTCGGCAGGATGTATATAAGGAGAACTCATGCAATCACAGTCTGCCATCGATCTACTCAGCGTCTACCTTCAAACTGGAACTGCCGCCATCATCGCGATTGGCGC